AAGACCTACAAGACCTTCAACGTGCTGGACATGGCTTTGAGTGTCGCCTGCGGCGTGCCGTGGCGCGGTAATGCCGTCGTGCAACAGCCCGTGCTGTACCTGCTGGGCGAGGGCATGGGGACGTTCAAGTATCGCGTCCATGTCTGGCTGGCGAAGCGATCCGAGGGCCGCCAGGCGCAATTCTGGACCATCCCGGTAGGCGTGCCCCTCTCGACCCCGGAAGGGCTCGCCAACGCCATTGCAGCCATCGACAGCCTGCCCGTGCGGCCGGGGCTCATTGTCGTCGATACCCTGAACCGGCACTTCGGGCCGGGGGACGAGAACTCGTCGCAGGACATGACGAAGTTCGTGCAGTCGGTCGATGCGCTGCGCGCCCACACGCGCGCCCACATCGCGGTGGTCCACCATAGCGGCAAGGATGCGGAAAAGGGCGCGCGGGGCTCCAGCGCCCTGCTGGGGGCCGTGGATAATGAGTTCCGCATCACACGCACCGAAGGCACCAAAATCTGCCGGATCGAATGCACCGCCGCGCGGCACTCTGACGAGCCCAAACCGATGACCGTGGAGCTGGTTGCCGTAGAGGTAACGAACCCCGAAACCGGGCTGGTGATGTCGTCCCTGCTGCCCGTGTTGAGGGATGACGTGGACGCGGATCAGGGCAGCAAGCCAGAGCGTAAATCCGCCTACTCGGGAGCCTACAAAGCGATCCTGAAAATGCTTCAGGACGGCCCCATGACCACTTGGGAGGTGGCGGATAAACTTGGCGTGGATCGGTCTAATGGTGGAAAGAAATTGCGCTCACTTGAGCAGGATGGGGCAATTTTCTCCAGAGACGAAGGGCAGCGCAAGGTTTGGGTGGCAATTGCCCACACTTTGCCCACCGGTAGTGAATAGAAACAACAGGTTGGATGCAGGTGGGCAAGGGTGGGCAACAGGTGGGCAACGGTCACGGCAGACTGGGCAACGTGGGCACTCCCCCGGAGGGGTGCCCACTTGCACTGCCCACACCGGGAGAAAAGAAGTTTTTGCCTCAGGAGGTTTTCAATGAAGCGGCGGGTTAAGCGGTATCCGTGGGTCGAGGGGTCCAAGCTGGTCGGCATGAAGCTGGACGGCCAAGGCTATCGGTTTGTGGGCACCAGGTTTTACCAGTCGATAGCGACTGGCAAGGTTTCGGAGCTTGGAATTTACCAGACCGAATGCCCTGACTGCTCCGCCACCTTCGATGTGATGATTAGGGTCGAGGCGGACACGTTTGAGCCGAACCGCCGTTGCCCCGAGTGCGTCAACCCAAGCGTTACGATCCGCTCGCGCTTGACCACCGCCACAACTCGCGCCACAAGCGAACCGTGATCGGCCCGTCAGTGGCTGACACATCGACTGGACCACGGGCTCAATCCAGGAGCCCGACCAATGACCAACCACTCGCAGTGCCTGAACGAATTCCGAGACGCGTCCGCCGCCGTGCGGCTCGCCTTCGCCGCGCTGTCCGAGGCGCGCGAGGTGCAGATCATCGCCAACCGCGCTCACGCCGACGCCAGCGAAGCGTATGTCTCCGCGCAGTCCCGCCTCGATGCGGCCGACGCCGCGCTGATCGCCGTCCGCGCCGAAGCACCCGCAGCAGCCGACATCGACGTGACACGCCAGCCCGTCAGCTTCAGCGGCGTGACGTTCGTCGAGGCGACCCTCACCAACGGTTCAGCGGAGTAATCCAATGGGGCGATTGGGGAGGCCACGCAAAGCAGGCGCACGCTACCCGTCCGGGGGCCTGCGCCCGACCGAGGCGGAAATCGAACGCCGGAAAACCCCTCGGGGCGAGGTGATCGAACCAACGCCCGAGACCATCGCCCGTAGGATAGCCCTATTTGGCGATTACAGGCTCGCCCGTGAGGAAGTCTGTCCCGTCGATAGGGTGGCCGCCCGCCTGACCGAAGAACAGTACCACGCGGGCCGCTACGCCCGAACGGTCTATGCTCGGTACGTGGTTGCCATCCGCGCGCCCCGGGTGACGGCCGGCCAGTTGAGGGACTTCGTGCAAGGTTCTGGCGAAGGCGGGATGACACTGGAGCAGGCGCAGGCCGCAGTTGCCGAATACCTCGAGGTGGTGACAGCGATCCGGCGGTATTCGTATCGCTCACTACGGGAGGTGCAAAGGGTGATGCACGGCTCGCCGCCGCGTTCGCTTGACGTGTTGGCTATCGGCTTGACCGCCCTTGCGGATCACATGGGCATGTTTCGGCGGGAGGCGGCATGAGCATTGATCAGATTGCCCTGCTCATAGGCGTGATTGCCGCAACGCCGCTGCTTGGATGGATCATCTGGAAAGCGATCGAGCACGGAAGCGGGAACACATGAATGACCTTGCCGCCATCCTGTATCGCGGGTGGGAGCACGATTGCTGGGCTTTCCGCCACTGGACAACCAAACACAACTGCTTCGTCGAGCATTGGCATGGGGTAAGCCTGCCGGGTAAACTGTAGACTTTACAGCGCCCACAAATCGCTTTATTTGGGAAATTCAGAGTGGCGGTTCCTGTGTGGAGCCGCCATTTTTGATTCCGGGGCGCCATGATCCTGCCATCACGCGAAATGGTGGCATCCATCGAAGCCGCGCGCTGGTCACCCGATCCTGAGACTGTCGCAACCCTTGATTTCATCGTTGTTTCGCTTACCGCTCCCGATGCTGACGGGATCTGCGAGCTGCAACGCATTTACGAGCGTTGCGCCTTCGAAGCCGAACGCGACGAGGCTGTCGGGGCGATAGGCTTTCGCCTGGCTGCGGCGCGCCGGCGGCATGTCTACGTCTGGTTCATGGCTGACTGTCCAAATGACGGCTTTGCTACGTTTCATCTGGTTCTTAGCGACCGGCCGATTGTCCGCGAAGACGTCAGACGAAAGGCAAAGCGCAGATACTCGCTGAACCTGCTTCGTGAGCGGTCGGAATGGATAGGGCCAGAAAGCAAAACGCCCCCGGATTTCTCCGAGGGCGTCTGATTTAGGCGACTTTGTTCCAGCGCATGCTGGCAAGCTGGCGGGCCGGATTTGTAACCGGAGCCACCTGCCTGTGGTCCTTCATGGCCCTTGCGAACCCGAAGCTGGCAAACACGTTCACCAGCGAGATGAAGAAGCAGGCGGGCCACAGCGCCCAATCAGGGGCCAAGGCGTATTCTGCGTTGAGGTGTTCCAGGCCTACGTGGTTAAGCCCGGCCTCGATGCAGCCGAAACCTACGCCGAGGACGCCGGCAATCACTGCCGTGGCGTAGTTCTTGGTCTCCCAGGCTTCCATCACACGCTCCACAGCGCGGGACAGAAGGAACACAATCACCACCATCGCAACGGTGAGCAGTGTTCCGGGCAGCCAGCCCTTGCTCCAGAAGCCGAGGGTAGCTGTGACAACGGACAAGCCTACGAAGGCAAGGCAGGCCTGTTGTTCAAAGGTTTTTTCGTCGGTATATTTGGTCATTAGCGGGTGTCCTTTTCCCGTTAGGACCGTAGGTGAGGGGCTGAAGCCTCCCTGCGGTCCGCTGATTTTCAATCTGCTCTCCAAGCGCGTTTTGCTTGTGCAGTGACATCAACATACGCACTCGCCCACTACGGGATAGGTTACCGCTCAAGGTTACATGGGCCGTTCCTAATCACATGTGCGTGAGTATAGTTACAGTATTCGTGAGGTATAGCCTCAATGGCCTATCCCAACCCGATCATCCGATACCGCGAGAACAACCGCGAAATCTTGCGCGGCGTCACTAAAGACCATCGTGTTGGGAGGTTCGTCTTGCAGCAACGAGAGGACGAGACGGGCAAAGCTGTCCTAGACTTTACCGACGTGCTGAACGGCGCAACCATCACAGCCGCTGTCACTGACAGCAACATCAGCGGATCGGTTGCGGTTTCATCCGGCCAGGTCACGCTGACCACGACTGGCCTCGGCATGGGCTATGGCGACACGGACGTGACCGTGACGTTCAGCGATGGCCGCGTGCGCATCGAGAAGCTTCGCTATGTCGAGGTGAACGGGAACTGGCGCAGCGATTATGGATGGACGTACGCTTCGTGAAGTCAAAAACTGTAACGTCAACGCGCGCGAAGTGGCCTAGCGATGCGCCAGAACGTCGTTCAGTGGCCAGCCTGATCCCTTACGCCCGGAATGCTCGCACGCACTCAGAGGCGCAAGTGGCGCAGATAGCGGCATCAATCCGCGAATGGGGTTGGACCAACCCGGTCCTGATCGATGAAGCGGGCGGGATCATCGCCGGCCACGGCCGCGTGATGGCTGCGCGCAAGCTGAAGATCGAGGCAGTCCCCTGCATCGTGGCGACGGGTTGGACCGACGCGCAGAAGCGGGCTTATGTGCTTGCGGACAACCAGCTGGCGCAGAATGCCGGATGGGACATGGACCTGCTCAAGGTCGAGATCGGCGACTTGCAGGCCGAGGGATTTGACGTTGGCCTGATGGGCTTTGACGGCGCGTTCCTCGATGACCTGTTCGCCTCGGGATCCGAGAAAAGCCTTCTCGACCATGACGCCTACACCCACAAGGTCGCGTCCCCGGTCTATGAAATCCGCGGCGAGAACCCGCCATGGGCGAAGCTCGCGGACGTCGAGAAGTACAACGCACTCGCAAGTGAGATCGATAAGGCGCCAGGCCTTGACCATGAGACGCGCCGCTTTCTGAAGCTCGCCGCGTCCCGTCACATCCGTTTCAACTTCGGCCTCATCGCCGAGAAGTATGCTCACGCGCCGGCGGACGTTCAGGCGCTATTCGAGCAATCCGCTCTGGTGGTCATCGACTTCGATGACGCCATCAAGCGCGGTTACGTTCAACTGGCGGACGAGGCCATGGGGGCCTTTCTTGAGCAACATGGCGAAGATTGATCCGGCGACCTTTTGCGCGGTGATCTTCTCGCACAAGCGATCCGCCGACGTGTCCACATACAAGCTCTTGCGCAAGCGGGGATATACCGGCGCCATCCGCCTCGTGGTTGATGACGCAGACCCGGAACTTGACCAGTATCGGGAAAAGTTCGGCGATGAGCTGATCGTGTTCTCGAAAGAAGACGTTTACGACCCGGCGGACGAGGTGGACAACTTCCCCGAGCGGCGTTCCGTGCTCTATGCCCGCAATGCGGTTCATGAGTTGGTGCGCGCGGCCGGCTTCCGGTACTTTGTGCAACTCGATGACGATTACTATCACTTCGCGTTCCGCTTCCGCGAGGAGTGGCAGAACAACAAGACCACCACCATAATTCACGACCTAGACACGGTATTCGCGTTGCTCCTCCGTTTCTATGCGTCCGTGCCCTACCTCACCACGTTCGCCATCTGCCAAGGCGGCGACTTCATCGGCGGCGGTGAGGGCAAGGTGGGCAAGTGGAAGCGCAAGGCCATGAACTTTTTCCTGTGCGACGTCGACCGGCCGTTCAAGTTCCTCGGCAAGCTCAATGACGACGTCAACAGCAGCCTGCTTCAGCGTGACGGCTCGCGCGTGTTTCTATCAACCACCCTGTTCTCGCTCGATCAGGGCAACACGCAGGAAAACGCCGGCGGCCTGACGGATATCTACAAGGCCTTCGGCACCTACGTGAAATCATTCTATTCCGTGATCGTCGCCCCAAGCGCGGTGAAGATCACGCTGATGGGCGACAACCGGAAGCGCCTACACCACCAGGTTAACTGGGGCGCCATTGCCCCGAAGATCATAAGCCCGGCTCACAGGAAGCAGAACCATGTCCCGGCCTAAGAAGGGGCAAGAGCACCCGCGCGAGGAATTGCACGCCAAGATCAAGATCATGTCTGCCATTGGCATTCCGCACGCACAGATGGCAGGCGTGCTGAAGATGAGCCTTGAGACGCTGCACCGCTGCTATCGCGATGACCTGGACTATGGCGCCAGCGAAGCCAACACGATTGTCGGCGGCAAGATCTTCGAAGCAGCCAAGCGCGGGGAAAGCTGGGCCTGCACGCTATGGGCTGCGCGCCGCATGGGGTGGAGAGAAACCACTGAACATGTTGTCAGAAACCTGAATGACCCAGCAGAGCTTGAAGACGCACAACTCGCCTATATCGCCAGCAATGGCAGCGCAGGAGCTATTGCGGAGGCGTCACGCGCGAAGGGGTCTGATCCCGTTCACTGAATACACCAACCACGCCTATGAGCCCGCCCCGCCTCATTCGGAGATAGCCGAGAAGCTGGAAGCAGTTGAACGGGGCGAGATCGACCGCCTGATGATCTTCATGCCGCCAAGGCACGGCAAGTCGGAACTGGCCTCGAGGCGCTTTCCCGCTTGGTACATGGGCCGGAACCCGCAGAAGCAAATTATCGCGGCGTCTTACAACTCGGACCTGGCCTCAGACTTCGGGCGCGAGGTTCGCAACATCATCAAGACGAACGAGTTCAGCCGCCTGTTCAACGTGAAGCTGGCAGAGGACAGCCGCGCGGCCGGCAGGTGGAACACGGACGCGGGCGGGGCCTATGTCGCCGCCGGTGTCGGCACAGCGGTCACTGGTCGCGGCGCGCACATCCTGCTGATCGATGACCCTGTGAAGGACCGTGAGGAAGCCGAGAGCGAGCTGCGGCGGGACACGATCTGGAACTGGTACACGTCAACCGCTTACACCCGCCTGATGCCGGGTGGGGCTGTTATCCTGATCCAGACGCGCTGGCATGAGGACGACCTTGGCGGGCGGCTCCTCGAGGCGGAAGGCAATGGCGGCGACCAGTGGGTCAAGGTCAACCTGCCTGCGCTCCACAATGGCAAGGCGCTTTGGCCCGAACGCTATGACGTCGATGCATTGAAGCGCATCAAGGCCGCAATTGGCCCGCGAGACTTTGAGGCGCTCTACCAGCAGAACCCGACGCCTGACGACGGCACGTTCTTCTTGCGCGATTGGTTCAAGCGCCACGACGAGCCCCCGAAGCTGGGCCACATCTACATCACCAGCGACTACGCTGTGACCGAGGACGGCGGCGATTGGACCGCGCATCTGGTTTGGAACTATCACGAGGACACGCTGACGCTGATCGATGGCTGGACCGGCCAGACCTCGGCGGATGTGTGGATCGAGGAGCTGTTGCGGCTGTTCAAGCAGCATCGCCCGTTGTGCTACTTTGGCGAGGCTGGCGTGATCGTGAAGGCGGTCAAGCCGATGCTGACCCGTCGCATGAACGAGCTGCGCGTGTTCGCGCGCACGGAATGGATACCGTCCATCTCGGACAAGCCGACCCGCGCCCGGGCATTCCAGGCCCGCGCTGCGATGGGCAAGGTGAGCCTTCCGAAGACGGATCTGGGCGAGAAGGTGCTGAACCAGCTTCTGAGCTTCCCGGCCGGCAAGCATGACGATCTGGTCGATACCTGCGCCCTGATGGGCATGGTGATCGACATGGCGCATCCAGGCTTCACGCCTGCCGCGCCTGAACCCTTGACGCGACCACGCGACTACAGACCCCCACCAAAGGCGGACAATTGGCGAGTATTGTAAGCATGTCGCCTAAGCCCGAAGCGGGCGAGGACGGCGCCGAGCGCATCCGGAAGATGGTGCGCGAGTATCTCGACACGATGGAAGAGGCCCGCGACCGCTCGGCCCTGGCGCGTGACTATTACGACGGCAAACAATGGA